CGTTTGAAGAAAACGGATTCGATCAATATACGTTCCATTCCCTAGGGACGGCTTGCCCACATTGTTTAGCGATCAACGGAAACCACTTCAATATAAAAGATATGCAGCCAGGCGTGAATGCCCCGCCTAGACATCCAAACTGTCGGTGCAGCACAAGCGCATATATCGAGCGCACGGATTTCGGTGTGAGCGACGAAGAGGTCATACTATTCGACGAGTGGACCGAGACATATGACAAGCACGGGCTGAGTTGGAGGGATTGGAATAGTGAAAGGGAGAAGTGGAAAAAAGAGGTTGATCTACATCAATTAACCCTTCTTCAATGGATAAAAGAGGTTAGATCGCCCAGTTATTTTATTGAATTTAATAAGCAAGCTCTATTGAATATTAAGGGAGAAATTAGAGAAGATAAAATAATCATAACCGGAGAACAAAAAAGGCATATTCTTGAAAGGCACCCTGAAGCTTACAAGTTGGTTATGGGTGAGCTATGTACGGCTTTAAAAGATCCAGATTATATTCTTGCAGATAAAAAAGAAAATACAGGAAAGATATTAAAGCGTTTTGAATCAGAAGGTAAATATATCCTTGCTGTGTTAAGGTTAAATAATGATGAGGATCACCCAGATTTTCTTAGCTCAATAATCACATGTTGGATGATGTCGGAAAGAAAAACATCTAAAATTATCAAGAAAGCCGAAATACTTTACTCAAAGAAATAAAGTGCTAAAATATAAATACAAAGAGGCTTTCGAGGATGTGAAACGATCCTGCAAACATCAGCACCGAAGTGGTCAAAAGCGAACCGGGGGAAGGCGGGGCCCGGCGAAAGTTTCTTAATTTAAGAAGCCGTGTATCAATCGACACGGTTTTTTATTCTGTAAAAAGGAGGTAACCATGGCGCACAACGATATGCAGGTCGTCATCTGCAAGATTTTGATGTACCTATACGAATGCCTGAAAGCCGGGAAGACTCCGCAATGGTCGGACTTACAATACAATTCGAAATTGATCGAGATTCCGGAAGCATATTGGAAGGTTATCATTTCAGAGCTGATCCGCTCCGGCTTTATCGAAGGCTTGATGTCGTATCAGACGAAAAACGGATCTGGTTGGGTTGATAATGGAATCCATATCACGTTAAAAGGCGTGGAGTACTTGGAAGAAAATCAGGGAATGACGAAAGCCAAGGATTTTCTCGGCCAATCATTCTTTGTTGTTTTAGAAGGCGTTATCGCTGGGCTTACCGCAAAAATTTAATTTGTTTAGCCGTGTAATGTGCACGGTTTTTATTTTGTCAGAAAGGAAATTCAATGAAAACAACCATGAAATCTATTACAGCTGTCCTTGTGACGGCTTTTCTTATGGCCGGAATAGCTGGATGTACAGAGGTCGATAAAGTCCGACATAATTTGTCTGATGAAGCCGACAACTTCAATATTCAACGACGCTTGTCCGTGATCAACAACAGGACCGATACTGTCGTTTTTGAAATGGAAGGCACATTCGCGTTGGATACGTCAGAGCGCGGAGAGCTCGAAGTCACTTGCGAGGTGGCGAAAGGGGTGTATAAACGACACTTTATCCATGTGTCCGACGAAACAATCTATGTGATGGAAGACATATCAGGCGCCAACTCGGATCCATACCATTATGAATTAAACTTTTTGCCAGAATGGGGTGTCAAAGTAACGCATGACGATTAGGAGGAGATCACGAATGACAAGATATCTACCAAGGATTTTTACGATCCTGTTTATTGGGATGTTCGCTTTGAAAACCTTCTTCGGCTTCGATCTATCCTGGTGGATCGTATTCTCGCCACTATATCTGCCTTTTGTTATCGTATTTTCATTAGCATTCCAGAAGGCACTGCTAGAGCTGTTCGAGGAGAACAAGCTATGATCGACATCAAAGTGGAGCGGCGAAGAAAAGAGTTCGTGATCACGATCACGGGGCATGCTCAATACGCAGAACCTGGAAAGGACATTGTGTGTAGCGCGATCTCAGCGCTATTTGAAAATCTGATCCAGTCGATCGAAGAGTTGACGGATGCCTGTATCTACCATTATCAGACGGAGGGCTGGCATCAAATTTATGGCAATCACGCGCAGGACGATGCGACCCTGCTGGTCGAAAGTTTTCGACTCGGCTGCATGAGTATCGCCAGCGCGTACCCTGATCATGTCCAATGCGCATACGTGAACAAGGGATAGAGGGCAGCGAATTTCGTTGCCCTTTTTGTGTGTCCAAACGTTCAAGACGTTAAAAGGTACGGAAGTCAAACATTGTGACGTAAAACTATGGGAGGTAAGAAAAATGTTTATTGTGAAACCATTCGACTTGCAGCTTTTTGCGGACGAGACAGATGCCCCACAGGAGCAAACCGCTCCGGAAGCTAAAGAAAGCGCACCGGGAGAGGAAAAAGGGGAGAAGACGTTCACCCAGGCAGAACTGGACCGGATCGTGAAGGAGCGTTTGAAACGGGCTGAAAAAGAGAACCAAAAAAAGATTGAGGAAGCTCGGACAGAAGCGCAAAAGCTCGCAAAGATGAACGAAGAACAAAAAAAGCAGTACGAACAGGAAAAGATCCAGACGGAAAACGAGAACTTGAAAAACCAGATCGCGCAGCTGGAAAAGCAAGCCCAACGTACTGAACTTTCCAAGAGCGCTGCCACGATTCTTCAAGAGAATCACAAGATCACGGCTACCCAGGATATCCTGGACTTCGTAGTCGGAGAAACTGCCGAGGATACGAACGTGCGGATCGAGAAACTCGTATCGATCATCAAGGCAGATCGTAAAGCAGTCGAAGCTGAAAGGGCACTGGGACGAACTCCGAAAACGTTTCGGACCGATCATGAAAAGCCGAGCCCTTTCGAAGCAAAACTGAATAAGTATAAACGGTAGAAAAGAGGTAAAAAGTATGAAGCGAATGAAAAAGATCAATCTTCAGATGTTTGCGGATGAACCGCAAAATTCGAACATCCGGGTGTTCAGCAAGGAGTTTAAAGAACTCATGTTAGCCGTATTCGGTGTACAAGCCCAATTCAATGACTTTTTCGTTGGAGGGAAGATCGATGTGGTGGATGGCGTTCGGGATTCCGCGACGGCATTCAGTGTCAAGACGTCTGATATCCCGGTTACGATCGGGACTTACAACAAAGGCGAAAATGTCGCGTTTGGTACCGGCACTGAAAGCACATCTCGTTTTGGAAACCGCACGGAAGTCATCTATAAAGATACCGATGTTCCGTATACAGCAGAGTGGGCTTTCCACGAAGGTGTAGACCGGTCTACGGTCAATGCCGATTTTGAACAAGCTATCGCCGATCGCCTCGATCTGCAGGCACAGGCTGTGACTGAGGAACTAAACGGCAAGCATGCGGCATTCATTTCGGAGAGCGCTTCGAAAACGATCGAAGTGAGCAGCATCACGAAAGATACGGTCGCCGCATTGTTCAGTGAACTGTCCAAATACTTCACGAACGTCAAAGCCAAAGGAAAGAGGATCGCTAAAGTAACACCAGATGTATACAACGCGATCGTAGACAGCGGACTAACAACGTCGAGCAAAGGATCCACAGTGAATATCGATGACAATGAAGCCCGCAAATTCAAAGGCTTTGTCATCACGGAAGTTGCAGAAGACTATTTCGGGGAAAACGAAGTTGTCTACGCTTACATCGAAGGCATTGCTAAGGCATTTACCGGTATCAACACGACTCGTACGATCGAAGCGCAGGATTTTGATGGCGTCGCGCTTCAAGGACATGGTAAGTCTGGCGAGTATATTCCGGAAGTTAACAAGAAGGCTGTCGCTAAAGTCAAATTGACTACGACTGCCACGCCGGCCTCGAAGTAGCAGCGAGAAACGTAGGTGAGAGACGTGGAAACGTTGCAGACGATCAAATTGATGCTCGATCAGCGCGATGAAGCGAACGATGACCAACTCAAAGCGATCCTGAATCTAACGCAGGCACGCCTTCTCGTGCTCCTGGGCGTTCAGACGGTGCCAGAGGAGTTGTCCTACATCCTGGTCGAGGTCGCGATCAAACGATTCAACCGGATCGGATCGGAAGGCGTGGCGAGCCATTCGATCGAAGGCGAAAGCATGACGTTTACCGATGATGACTTTGCGCCGTTCGAAGACGACATGCAGGCATGGCGGTCCAAACAATACGACCAGAAGAAAGGGCGGGTGCGGTTCCTATGAGATACGACACCCCGATCTTCTTCCAGAAAATCGAACAAGGCGTATACGATGCTGTGACAGGTAACTACGGACCGCAAACGATCTCTGAAACGCGACGGATGGCCAGCGTCTTTGATACGGGCGTTGACATGATGCGTCTGATCTACGGCCGAATTGAGGATGGTAGCGTAACTGCCCACATCCAAAATCATTACGATCGGGCGTTCGATCGGATCCGGATCGGTGAAAAACTTTACAAAGTGGAAAGGGCACGCAAGCTGCGCCATAAGCAGACGTTCGTGCTTACGGAGGTACAGGAATGAGGCTTATATGCGATATTAGTGGGCTGAACGAGATGCAGCGGAAACTGATCAAGGCGGCGGATCCAGCAAAGATCACACGAGCTGTAGCTCAAAACACTTCGGAAATGCAAGAGCGCGCTCAAGATCTTTGCCCAGTCGATACCGGAACATTGAAGCGGTCCATTGGCCTTGAAATGCGAGATGGCGGAAAGACGGGGGCCGTTTTTGCCACAGCGCATTATTCCGAATATGTCGAGCTGGGCACTCGATTTATGAAGGCGCAGCCATACATGGAACCGGCGTTCAACGCCCAGAAAGAACGGTTCCTAAGCGATCTAAAAAAGGCGGTGATCAGTGATCTATGAGTCCGCAACAAGAGTTATTCAGCCAGTTTCGTGTGGCACTCGAAAAGGCGTTCCCAGGAATGGTGTTCGATGGAGATTTGCCTCCCGAGGACACGCCGTACCCTTTCATCTACATTGGCAATACGCAGGATTCAGCCTCTTATCAGGTGAAAGGCGGCTTTTTCGGCAGGGCAAATATTACAATTCACGCGTGGACGAACAACCTTCGAGCGAGGGGCGATTTTTCCTCCTTGCTTTTTGGAATTCGCCGTATCGCACAATCGATCGACGCCTCGCCCTCTTACGGCTGGTGCATGTCTGGAGGAAACGAAGACATTTTGCCAGATGATACGACATCGGAGCCGCTGATGCATGGGCTGGTGAATTGTGAGTACAA